CCACTTCCTTCTGCTTTAGTCTGAGCTTGAGCAAAACCTGATAACATAACTTCTTCTTCAAACGCTCTGTCTGAAGACTCAGTAGTGTATATTTCAGCATGCTGATTCTCGTAACGTTTATATTCAAGTCCAAATAGTGCATTTAGACCTGGTTCTAGTTCTTTAACTAGTTGTCCTCTACTTATGGCCATTATACTCCTACCGTTCCTTTCAAGAAGTGCTCGTTAATCATAACTACCAAATTAACATTAGCAGAACCTGCTGTGCTATTGTCTGGATCGTTTGATATTGCAAGTACTCTTAGTTGTGCTGTTGCAGTTTTTAGATCAGAGTGATCTAATTCTACTTTTGATATGTAGTCTGGTGAACTACCAGCTGCATATACAATGTCAGCATTCATTCCGACGTCTGCTGCTGCAGTTGCGCCGTCTGATTGTATTTCAAACCTTTCGTAAGGGTCGTCAGAAACGAATCCTACGATATCTGTTGCAGTGTTACTTGCATTCAGATGGTTCGCCCATGTTGGTTTACTAGTAGAAGCGTCAGTATAGAAAACACCATTTAGTGATCCTAATAACGTATCTGTAGCTGCTGCAACTGTAATTGTACCAGTGGCTGCCATTTCGACAGGGTCCCATTGATAAATAGCAGTCGCGCTTGCCGCAATACTATATTCGGATAAACCTTGGTTGTCTCTATTCTGGCCAACTTTACCTATAGCTTTTAAACCAAAAGCTGCGTCTGTGTTTGCCATTATATTTTCTCCTTATGTGAGCTACCCTTGCGGGCCTCCACTCACGGGTTAGTTTATCCAGTGGTCTTAGTAATCGTTAAAAAATTAACTTTTCTTTGAACCACCGAAGGTTACACGAGTCTGTCGATCAATATTGATCGGCATACTTGGGTGCTGTTCCTTCATAAGATCGTTGTCAACTGCGTCGACGTTATCTTGAGCTTGTTTCTGATAGTAATCAGTTCTTTGCTCTGCAATCTCTTCCGGTACCCTAGCCAGCACTAGGCCTCCTACTCCGATCACTCCCTTGTATTTACCATCGTCCACAATTGGGAAATCTGAGTCTGGATATTCATCAGCTCTTACAAGCTCGTATCCGGATCTAATTCTTCCAGCGACGTTTTTAGTGTCTTGGAATCCCATAGATTCTACTCTGATCCATCTGTGTTTAAAACCTGTTGGTGCAGGGGGTGCATCTAAAGATGAAGGTGGAGTCCAAACTTTTTTCTTAGATTCTTTTTCTCTTGTTTGACTCGCACGGGATGCTCTTTTATCATTATTATTTTCCATATGCTTATGCCTCCTTCGTGATTTTTAATTGTTTCGCATATTCTTCTAGTGGCACACCTAATTTTTTAGCGATTGCTACCTGAGAGGATGTGAGTCTCACAGTTTTGCGACCAGTATTTGTACTTCGCTTCGCACTAGCTACTGTTTGTACGGGTTTGGTCGGAACTTCCCCTTTATCTGATGTAGTTGTATCAAATTTGTGGGGGAATTCAAGTCTTATTCTCTTATCAATTTCTTGATAATACTCGTCAGATTGAGGATCATAACCCTCTTGCTCTGTAAGTTTCTTATGTAGATCAAAAGCAGTGTAAGTCATAGCTGTATCTTGACCAAACCAAGCATTTCTAGATGCCCATGTTTCAGCCTTAGGATCAGGTGTTCCTTGTGATGCTTGTTGTCTATTTAAGTTTATTTGTGGTTGTTCAACTTGTTCTCTTTGTTGATTATATTCTTCTTGAGCAACTTTAGTTTCATTAAATTTAGCTCTTTTATAACCAAGTTCAGAAATTGCAGTTAAAGCTTCAGATTCAGCTGTTAGATCATTTGCTTCTCTTGCTGCTGCAAGTTTTGCTTGAGCTGCAGCTAAACCATTATTAATACTATCCTCAGCATTTTTAAAAAACTCAGGTTCGTATCTAGAGATTTTATTTTCAGCTTCTTCTTTTGCTTTTATTTGTGCTTGAGCATAATTTAAAGCTTCCTCTTTTTGTCTCTCAGCTTCTCTCCATTTATGTGTTAGTTTAGCTATTCTTCTTTGTACTCCATCAGAGTATTTTTCTAATTCTTTTTCTTTATCGTCCTTTGTAGGCTCTTCTTTCTTTTCTTCTTTTGCTTCAACAACTGTTGAAGTCTCTTCTGTTTCACTAGTAGATGTTTCTACCTCAGGTGTTTCTGTTTCTGAAGTTTGAGTTTCTTCTAACTCAATTTCTGTATCAGGACCTGATGTATCTATATCGACTGTTTTATTTTCTTCTACGTCTAGCATAGTTTATCTCCTTCTATGATTAATATTGATGAAGTATATCTTCAGGGTTTTCAATGGTTGCTAAAACTTCATCATCATTTAGCATTCTTACTTCCCCACCATCTATTTGAATTCTTGATCCTGCATATCTTGCAAAGATAACCCAATCACCTTTTTTACACCAAGGACCTTCTGGAAATTTATCTTTGTCATAACAATGAGGACCCATTGCAAGAACTAAACCACAAGTAGATCCAATCTGTTGTCTCTCTAAAGTTTCTTGTCCAAGTAACAATCCACCTTTAGTTTTTTCTGGCATTTTAAATGGTAGAACAACTAATCTCCATCCAGTTGGTTTAGGTAATTTATTTGATTCTTTTGTTTTAAGACGTTCGTAACCGTCTACTTCTTTTTGTTTTTCTTCGTCGTATTTATCTAATAGTGCCGATTTAACTTTCGGGTCGTTCGAAGTCGACGACGTTTTCTGATCTTTCAATATCATTTTTTTGCTCCTTTGGTTCTAGCAGGTTAGAGATTTCCTGTGATATTTTTAAATAGGCATGTGCCTGTCCCATCATATACTTGTATTTTTCCATATTGTCAATAGCGCCACCAATCATGGCATCTGCTATGTCTTGATAAGACTCTTTAAGATGTTTTTGTACTTTATGAATTATTACTGTTTCTTCGTTTAACATTTTTCTTTCTCCTTTTATTTAGTAAATTTACTCTTGAATGCCAACACCATTCGGTCATTCTTATAGCACCTGTTTCAACAAATGCAATGGCATCATCTAGAAAACCAAAAAATCTATATACTAATCTGTCTAGCATTTCCAACGTCTTCTAGCTTGTCTAATTCTAGAATTAGGATCATTTCTAGTTTTAGCAGAAGATCGTTTAAGTTGTCCAAGTGATCTTGCACAATATGACTTTCTACGTTTAGCAGCTGCTGAACCTTTCTTGACTTTACCAGTCACGGCTGTTTTTAATTTTGAACCAGGATTCGCTGCTCTATAAGCTCTAACACCTTTTGCTGTCATACCAGCACCAGATTTAGTTGGTCTATAGTTTGCACCTTTACCTGTAGTAGTTTTTCTAATTGGGTTTTCTTTTTTTCTCATTAAATTTTTTGCATCTCTGGATTATTTGATAAAATATTTTTTTCTGCTCTAGGTCTTGCAACAGAATCTTTACTTCTTTTTCTAAGTTGAGCAATAGCAGATTCTTTTAATGCTTTTTCTTTTTTTAATCTTTGTAAATCTTTTTCTAAATTCATTACAGCATACCTTTATAATATTTAGCATATGAAGGATTGTTTAATTTAACTCCACCATACTCTGAATTAATTGCTGGTCCAGTATATCCACCCATAGCTTTCTTAGTTCTTTTTGTAAAAGTTGCAACGTTAGTTGGTTTACCGCCTGGATTACCTGCAGCTCTTTTTCGTTTGACAGCACTCGCCTTTTGCGACTTTGTCATTCGTGTGGCTTTTGCAAGTGGTACGCACTTTGGATACTTTCTCTTCGAACCTTTTGAGCGCCCGCATGGCTGATACTTCCCATCCTTCTTTGGTGCTCCAATGTCTACCCATTTTTCTTTCACCCATTTTCTTAAAGACATTAAACAAGACCTTTATAATAATTATCCATTGTCATTAAACCCCCTGTAGCAGCTTTCTTACGACTACCTTTTTTACCGCCAGGTGTTATTTTACCAGAGCAAACTCCTGAAGCATACATGTTAGCATACGCCGAAGGGTAAACTTTAAATTTCCTTTTGGCAGCTGCTTTGCCTTTTGCACAAAGTTTAGCCATTATACTTTCTTTGCTAGTTTTTTATCTATTTTAACTTGAACTGCTTCTGGTAATTTTGAAAAACCTTTATATTTTTTCTTCATAGATTTTTCACCAGATTTTGGTGAACCACTACCTCTACAAACTCTGGTGTTTGCTGTTTGTTTATTATATCTTGGATTTGACATTATATTATCTTCCTCCTTGTTTTTAATTTTGGTGGTTTTCTTTTTTTAATACTTTTAGTACCTGCAGCCGGTTTTCTATTTTTACGTGCTTCTTTACGAAAAACTTCTCTTAAAGCTCCTTCGGGTAAATCTTTTCTGTAATAAGATTTAGCTTTTAGTCCTTCAGATTTAAGTTTATCAGCTGTTCCTCTTGCAGTTAAATCAGTTTTTTCTTGTACTCTAGGTCTCGAACTCATAGAACCTTTTTTTGATTTTGAACTTGAAACAACATACATTTTTTCAGGAGAGTAAGCATCATCTGATGTTGTTAATTTTTTAACATTTTTAGCTTGATTCATTTTTTTCTCTAATGGTTTAGTACCAAATTTAAATTGTCTTCTCATTATTTTTTTCCTCCGTTTCTAAATATTTGTGTACCCTTTATACCATAAATACTCGCCACTACAAGAATCCACAAATTTGTGAACCATGACGGGAGCTGAGAGAACATCTCGAAAAATAATTTTACCTTATCCATTGCTGTTGGGTCATCCGATATCACTGCCCACGCGAGCACCAACACGGGCAAACTTAAAATTATCAAAACCGCCTCGTCCTTCCAGTCCGATTGTCGGGCTTCTAACAATTTGCCTTGGTAAGCTTCCTCACCCTGGGCCATCTTTCTTGCATGCATCATTTGTGCATCCGCCATGAGCATTTTCGTCTCTTGACGCTTCTTAAAAATGTGAGTGCCTGCTTGTGCGGCTAATTTAATTGCCGATAACCACATATTAGATCCACTTAGCTTTTTTAGACTTTTCTTTTAGCATTCTTTTAGTTCCTCTTACTTCAACTTC